TGGTCAAAGAACTCACCACCTTCAAGCATAGAAGTATCTGTAGCATGGATATAACCATCTATCTCTGCCCACATATCACAAGTACTACTACGCGCACTATTCCACTCGTGCTTGTATAGTGCAATCTCTGCTGCTAATCGGGCTTTATTACTATAGGGTAGTGTAATCATTAAGCTCTCTTTCTTCCTCTATTTAGAAACCTACTCTCTGCTTTAAGAACATTCCTATTCTTATTAGTAGCAAACTTAGGTTTACTCATTCGTGTACTGTTAGTAACAGCTATCCATAAAGCATCTTTTAAATCATCATGTGGTGGTTTACTTAATCTTAGTTCTTCTTCTAGGAGTCTTGTGTAACCACCTTTAGTATGATAAACACTTTTACCTCTGTACAAGGGTTCAAAGAGTTGAGCATTACGTTCTTCTTTAGTGCCTTCTCTTTGGTTCTTAGTCTGATGCTTAACTACTAGTGTCTCACCAGCTCTACGGACTTCATCTTGTACGAAGTTAGCAATAACATTACCACCAGCATTTGTTTCTACAGTTACTTCTCTGAAGTCCCAGTACCTATGTAGCTCTATTACTTTTTCGTAATATACTTCTGCTCTATCTGTTTGGAATCGCTGCAAATCGAGGATATACAAATATCCGTCTGCATCCCACGCAATAACCGCAATAGCTGTGTAATCTCGCTTAACTTTTCTAGCTCCACTTCCTTCAGTGAAAGCCAAATCCATACCACAAAAGATTTTAAGTTCTTTGTTACCATACCACCACTTACCTTGTCGTTGTTCTAACATCTTGGGCTGCATATACATAAAGCAGTCATTAGTTATCTTATCAACAGCAGCAGCATTGGGGTCATTGTAGTACTGGCAGTAGTAGAGTACTAAGTTAAAAGCTTCACTACGCTTCTTACTTAACTCTGTTCTGTTGAACCCGTACCAGTTACCATCAGGCATCTGTTGTCTAGGCCACACAAATAAACCACTACCATCTTTGCTCTTACTGTCTTCTACTGTTCTTTCGAACCATTTCCAAAGAGGTCTTGTTTCTGTACAAGCACCATCTTCATCAAACACTTCGTATTCTTTTTCTTTGAGGTCTCCGTATAGGTCATTGTCCCCATAACGAGTACCAACCATCCACTTAATACTACCTGTTGTAGCAATTGAAGCATAAGACTGATATACCTCTTTAATATCTTCTCTCTCTGCTGCACTTCGGTAATTCTCGTTAGTTACCAAATCATCAAAGATACACATCTTGTAGTGAGCCCCTGTGTTAGTACTCTTAGCACTAGTTGCTGCTACTGTGGGGTCTTTCTCACTCTTGGGTCTTTCAGGGTGGTCTATAGCTATTTCACTAATAGTCCATGTACCTGTGGGTTTGTGTTCGTAATCCTTTGTTCTGGGATGTATTTCATAATTCAACATCTCAGGCCATAACTCTCTATGGATTTCACTCTTAAATATGTTCTTGATAACTGTAAGCTGTCTCTGTGACAACGTGGGGTTAGAAGATACATATGTAACAGTAAACCAAGGGAACTTAGTAATAGCCCAACTACATGCTACAGCTATACAAAAACTCTTTTGGTGGTCTCGTGGTACTAGGGCTGCTGCATTATCCCCTTCTCCTCCTTCAAGGGCTCCATTTAAAGAGTTCTCAAAGAACATAAACATATCTCTATGCAAGTCACCGAAGTATCGATTAGGAAACATCATCTGAGCATAGGTATAAAGACTATCCTCACACTCTTGTCTAATCTGCTCAATACTCATTTATTTTTGGTTTCCTCTAATATTTTGTACTTGATTATAGCCATATCTCTGTGTATCTCTGTAATCAGTACAATGCTAGACTTTAACTCTTGTCTTGTTTCTGAAATACTCTCTTGTAATGGCAGTACTATGTGTTGTTGTATTTCTACTTTGTCGTAGTAGTTCTTACCAAGTTCTTTTTCTAACTCACTCACTCTAGTCTCCGAAAGAGTAAGCCTAGTATCTAATTTGTTTAAGTGACCTTTAGCAAAATAACCCAATAAAGCAACTGTAGGTAGCCATATGTACTTTAATATACCTGTAATTAAACCTACTTCAGCACTCACTTCTTTAACCTAGAGTAAATATTCTCTACATTACTTGTTCTTTCTTTGGGTTTCTTAGTCTCTGGTCTCCCTTTAGTACTCTGCTTACCATGTTGCTCAAACATAAACTTAGCAGCAGTCACATTTCCTTCTTCTACCATCTGCATTAAAACTTTCTCACTATGTGATTTCTTTCTTAACTCCTGTTCTTCTTTCCAATCAGTGAGGCCTTGGTACTTCAATCCTGCTGTGGTTACATGGCCACTAACAAACCAATCAAGAGAACATAACTTCTTCCAATGTTCCCAACTCTCTACAATGAGGATAGCTGCTTCATATTCTGAATTACATTGTCTATAGATAGCACTAACACTTTTGTACTTTATCCCTTTTTTAGATACGTAATCTTCCGAGCGAAGAGTATAGGGCGCATCTGGCTTGTTCCATTCATAGAATAAGCCTTGTGTTAGTTGGATTCCGTTCTCTGCTTTATATTTAGACACTATAGACATTATATACCTGTTGCCCTTATAAATACGTAGGCTATTTCACCATTACTAAGGAGGCTATTAATATTTACAAAACTACCTGTACCATTACTGAACTTAACATCTACAATACCTGTACTAGCGGTATAACTACCAGCTTTAGGTATTACATCAGGAAGTACATCATCTGTCATTGATACATCAAATATAGGTCTAATGCCTATGTTGTTTGTTGTTACTGTAGGAAGGGTAGTTACTTTCAGGGTACTGCCTGAAAAGGCAAGATTTAGAATACCTGAGTAGTGGAAGTTCTTATTAATTGAAGCTGTAGTAGTACCTGAGGCTTTAGTCAAGGCAATTAAGCCCATACACCACACACGAGGATTACCACGACTACCACCATCAACACTTATACGTACATTAGCTATCTCAGCACTACCTGCAAGAGAAGTAAAAGTACCTACAGTGCATTGAGCAATATCTGTACTTGCATTGTGTGTTTGAGGAATGGGGTAATTCATTTCGTATTCCATCCAATCATCCGTATCAATAGTTAATACGTTCTTAGATGAGCCCGCTAAAGGGTAATCAATAGATGCTTGTGGAGTACCACTGATACGCCTAGCTGAAAACCTAAAAGTAATAAAATCGCCCTGAGTTGTAGGGAGTATCTTACGTACATAGCTTCTACCTGAAGTCGCACCAGAAGTACAGACTACTGAAGTATTCTCAGAGTTAGCTGTAAAGACACCATCCCCTGAAACAACACTATCTAAATCATCGAGGTATCTTGTTATCGGGAGAGTACTCATTTAACCACCAAAGGAATGTCTGTTATGATTTTCTTAACACCTAGACTCATTAAAGCCTTAGCTGCTGTATTATCGTCTACTGTATAGGCTGCTACTTCAACACCATTGAGGTGTGCATATGCAACAATAGCTGGAGTGCTTAGGAGACTTGTGTAGTTCCATATAATATACCCACTACCACCTAAAGCTTTAACTGCATCTACGGCTGCTTCGTATGTACTCTGTACTTGAGAACTACCAAGAAGACCCACACCAATATTAGCACTATAACCTCTTGCTGCTTGTACATCTGAGATATTAAAGCTAGAGATATTGGCTCTTGTTTCCATGCCCTTCAGGACTATATCCGCAACCATAAGAGAGATATCAGATTGTGTTCTGTACTTCTTAATCTCTACCCATATATCAACATCAATACTACTTGTATAAGTAAGGAAAGCCCCAAGAGTAGGTATACGTGTTTCTGCGTAGATTGTACCTGCTGTCTCATCTATAATAGCACTCTGGACTACACTGAGAGTGTTATCTTTTACTGCCCCTGTACCATTGGTTAATGTGTCGAGTGTGTTATCGTGATAAAGAACAACCTGCCCATCACTAGTAATCTGCATATCTGTTTCTAAGGAAGTAGCTCCTCTACGTATAGCACTACTAAAGGCAAGCATAGTATTCTGTGGGAAGCTATCTCTGAAACCTCTGTGAGCAATAACATCAATACCCCTACCAGTTGTCTCTCTAACAATAGATGTAGTACCTAAAGTTTGTGCTGCTAAAGCTACATCTTGTAATCTTGCTACATCCGTACTCGTAACTGGTTTAGGTACATTAAGTATTCTGTAGTTGTTTAAATCAACATCTGTTTCTAGCTGATTAGGTACATCACCCTTTCGAGAGAGTGTGTCATTAATAGCTACTTCTATTTCTTCTAGTTTAGTGTTAATAGCTGGTATAGTACTAACATCTCCACCTTTTACGAATCTTGTCATTACTTGCTTACGCCTTTAAGTTTTTCTATTGTGCGAAGGCCAGATAAGCCAAGCATTGCTAGTGTTAATTCCATCATTACATCAACAGGGAGGGTAACTAGTGCCAATCCAAACCACTGCATAATAGGATTAATAACAAATGCCATTAAGAATCCAATACCACATACCCACATTAAGAAGGGTCTAGCGCCAGCAACGAATGTGCTTCTATGGGACGCTTGTACTTTGTTTATCTCTGACTGAGCTAATGCAGGTTGTTGTAATAGTCTTTGTTTAATAATAGCTTTATCAAGTCTTTCATCATCACTTGTAAATAAAGCATCAACAACATTACCAATAGCTGCTATAGGCTCTGCTGCTGTACTAGAGAATAAACTAGCTAGAAAACCCATGTACCCTCCTTAATAAGTGTGTGCTTTATCTGCCAATGGACTCTACTTCTGTCTCTTTTGTCTAGGAGCACACATAACTGTTAAACTAAAACGGTTCCAGTCATACACCACAAAACCATTTAAGTGTTCTAATTCTTCTTTAAAATTACCTTTGTATATAGCGATACTTAAGAATATTGTATAAAGGAGAGGAATACTAAAAATCAATCCTACTCTGTTTAATATATTTAACATATTAATCCTAAGTACATTTATGTACTGTTACCATATAAGCAGACATAGCATCTAGTATACCTATTAGAAATTAATCTGCAATCTAATAAATAGATTAGGACTCTTTGGCTGCTACTAATGCGAATATGGAGTTTACTCCTGATGAGCAAAGGAGCTGTGCTTT